ATCAGGGAATCTTTCCATACCTTTCTGGATGGTAGGACATGTTCACTTAACAATGAATATCTATGAAGACATTTATGAAATATTAGCTTCATTTGGTATGAATATAATAGTGGCTATTGGTTTCTATATTGATTGGTTAAAACATAAAAAAGAAAATTCATGAATCAAAATCAAGATCTTAAACTAAACATTGATCTAAAAAACACAGAAAAAGTAGTTACCCCAGATGGTAACTATGTAGTAGCTGAAGGAATTATTTTGCGTAAAGCATCACGTTTTGCAGTTGGTACTGCACAAGATGCACTTATTCCTATTCCTGTATTTTATGATGTTAAAACAGGTGCTATTCTAAAAGAAACTCTACCAGGTGACATCAAAGACGACTACGAAGACACTATTTGATTGGCTGGAAGAAATAACAGTCAAAAAGACTCCTCCTGGAGACTTTAGTGAAGAGTCATGGGACTCATTTAACTCTTATATGGTTCATAGATATTTATCTATGGATATAAATTACGTAGACATTGTAAATTATGTTCAAAAGATAAGTCCACAGAATAAAAAACAAATTTACACCATTTACAGAGAAATGATCCCAAAGAAAAAGGTTTGGTTAAAGTATATCAAACCGAGTAAAAAACAAAGGCCACAACATATAGCAGAATACATAGCAAAATATTATGAGTGTAGTTTAGGTGAAGCTGATCACTACATTGATATAATTAGAGAACCTGGTGTTCGAAATATTTTGTGGCAAATGGGGGTTGACCAAAAAGAACAAGATAAATTAGTAAAAACTCTGTAAAATGAAAGAACAAGAAGGTTACGATCCACAACCATATTCAGCAATTAAAGATTTTGAACAAAAATATTCTGAACTAGCATATGAATTTCAACAAATTCAGAAAGAACAATATGAGTTGTTTGCCGCTAAAATGATGGATTATGGTCTTCAAAATATTGCTTTAGGTTCTACTTTAGAAAAATCAGAAGACATTAACCTTTCAATTACAGGTATTTGGCTTCGTTGTAATGATAAGATCAATCGTTTAAAAAATATGCTCCAACGTAATGGAAAAAATTATGTAGCTGGAGAAGCAATGATTGATAGTTTTATAGATATCTCTAACTATGGTATTATAGCCCAGTTAGTTATGAGAGGTAAATGGAAATAAGTTTTGGCTAAAAAGAAATCACCTCTAATTGTTGAGGCTGTAAAAAAATTCACACCCCCAAATATAGACTATAGATACCAAAAAACAATATCTTTTAGTCAATATTCAGTATTTGAGAGTTGCCCACACAAATGGGCACTCCAATACCGGGACGGGCATTATACATCTGAAGTTTCAATTCACATGACATTTGGGACTGCTATGCATGAAACTATGCAGAACTATTTAGAAGTGATGTATAATGAAAGTGCAACTGCTGCTGATAGGATTAATATAGAAGAATACTTTGAAGAACGTTTAAGAGCAGTTTACAAAGAAGATTATAAAAAAAATAATAATACTCATTTTTCTAATTCATCTGAATTAAGTGAATTTTATGAAGATGGAATAGGTATTCTTCAATGGTTTAAAAAGAATAGAGGAAAATACTTTGGTAAAAAAAGTTGGTGGTTAGTAGGTATTGAAGTACCTATTTTACTTCCGCCTAATCCGGTCTATAATAACATACTATATAAGGGATATATCGATGTTGTCTTATATAATGAAATGCTTAATAAAATAAAAATTATCGATATTAAAACTTCTACTCGTGGGTGGAAGGATAAAGAAAAAACAGATGAAGTTAAAAATTCTCAAGTTATTCTTTATAAAAAATTCTTTTCAGAACAATTTAATTTCCCAGTTGATAATATTGATGTAGAGTATTTTATTGTAAAAAGAAAACTACATGGTAATCCTGACTTTCCTGATCCAAGAGTACAAATTCATGTGCCTGCTTCTGGTAAAATTAAATTAAATAAAGCCACTAAACATTTTGAAGAATTTATTGAAATGGCTTTTGATAAAGAAGGAAAACATAGAGAAGGTCCTATGTTAAAAAATCCTTCAAAACAAAACTGTCAATATTGTCCTTTCAAAGATAGAAAAGATTTATGTGACAGAAACGTATCTTAGTATATTTTGAGATATTTATATATGACAATATAAAAACAATGTTATGAGTAAAAAGGATATGACACTTACAAGTGTTAAAATACAAACAGAATTATTTGATGAATTTAAAGTATCTTGTGTAAGACATAAATTCTCGTTTCAAAAGCTTGCTGATCGAGCAATTCATTTATATCTTACTGATGAAGGATTTAGAAAACAAATTCATAACCACAACGATTTAGATATTTAATTAGTTTATGAAAGAAGGTTATTTGCCTAAAGATCAAAGGAAAAAAATTCTTTTGATCACCGATGATATTAGATTACCCTCAGGTGTAGGGAATATAGGAAAAGAAATAGTTATCCATACTGCTCATCATTATAATTGGGTTTGTATAGGAGCTGCCATCAACCATCCAGATGCTGGAAAACGTTTTGATTTAAGCACTGACACAAATCAAAATGCTGAAATAGAGGATGCTAGTGTTTTTCTTTATCCTAATAATGGTTATGGAGATGCTAATCTTTTAAGAGCAATTCTTAAACTTGAAAAACCTGACGCTATAATGATGATTACTGATCCTCGTTATTTCACTTGGTTATTCCAAATTGAGAATGAAATCAGAAAAAACATTCCTATTATTTATTTAAATATCTGGGATGATTTACCAGCACCTTACTACAATAAATCATTTTATGAGTCATGTGATGCTTTGTTAGGTATTTCAAAACAAACAGTTAATATTAATAAACTTGTTTTAGATAACAAGACTAAAAACAAGATTATTGAGTATGTACCCCATGGATTAAATACTGAAATATTTTATCCTATCACTGATAAGGAAACTAATACAGAATATCAAAATTTTAAGAAAAATCTATTCCAAGGAAAAGATTATGAGTTTATGATATTTTTTAACTCAAGAAATATTCGCCGTAAACAAATTCCAGATACAATTTTAGCATATCGTCAATTTGTAGAGTCTTTAACTCCTGAACAAAGAGAAAAAGTTGTATTAGTTCTTCATACTGAATTAGCTAATGAACATGGCACTGATTTAGGTGCTGTAATTGAAACACTTATACCTAAAGATCATAATATCATCTTTACTCCAGGTAAATTAGATGTTAAAGCATTAAATTATCTTTATAATCTAGCAGATGTTCAGATTCTACTTACTTCAAATGAAGGTTGGGGTCTATCACTTACAGAAGCATTGCTAACAGGTACTCCTATTATTGCTAATGTAACAGGCGGAATGCAAGACCAAATGCGTTTTGAATTTGAAGATGGCACTTGGATTGATTTTGATGCTGATTTTCCTTCAAATCATAGAGGCACTTATAAAAAACATGGTAAATGGGCCTTCCCAGTCTACCCATCTAATTTATCAATGGTAGGTTCTATTCCAACACCTTATATTTTTGATGATCGTTGTCGTTGGGAAGATGCTGCTGAACGTTTAACTGAAGTATATAATTTGTCTAAAGAAGAAAGACAAGAAAGAGGAATGGAAGGTTATAAATGGGCTACAAGTGATGAAGCAGGATTTACTTCTAAACATCAAGCAAATCGATTTATAACTTATACTGATAAACTATTTGATACTTGGGAACCAAGAGAAAAATATGAACTTATCAATGTTAATGAATTTGAAAAACCAGTCTTAAACCATAAATTAGTATATTAATGAAACCAGTTTTTGTAATAAGTTGCCCAATTGACACTTATAGTGGATATGGAGCACGTTCTAGAGATATTGTTAAAGCAATTATTAAGACTGATAAATATGATGTAAAAGTCTTACCACAACGTTGGGGAGCTACACCTTGGGGTTTTATTGAAGACCATAAAGATGAATGGGGATTTTTACAATCACATATCTTAACTGAACCTAAGTTAAATCAAAAACCTGAAATTTGGGCTCAAATCACTATTCCAAATGAATTCCAACCAGTTGGAAAATATAATATTGGTATTACAGCAGGTATTGAAACTACAGCTGTAAAAGGTGAATGGATTGAAGGTTGTAACCGAATGAATCTTGTAATCACATCTTCAGAGTTTGCTAAAAAAACTTTTGAATCTATGAATTACGAGATTAAAAATCAACAAGGTCAGTTACAAGGTCATTTAAAACTTACAACACCTATTGAAGTTATTTTTGAAGGTGCTAATACAGATCTTTATAAAATAATTGAACAGAATCAAATTAAAACTATTAATTTAGATTCTATTAAAGAATCATTTGCTTATTTATTTGTAGGCCATTGGACACAAGGAGATTTTGGTGAGGATAGAAAGAATGTTTCTTTACTAATTAAAGCTTTTTATGAAATATTTAAAAATAAAAAGAATAAACCTGCTTTAATTTTAAAAACTAGTGGTGCTGGTTCATCTTACATGGACCGTGATGTTATTTTAGATAAAATTAATAAAATTAAAAAATCAGTTAATTCTAAAGATCTTCCTAATATCTACTTACTTCATGGTGATTTTAATGATTCTGAAGTAAATGAGTTATATAACCATTCTAAAGTAAAAGCTATGGTTAGTTTAACTAAAGGTGAAGGTTTTGGTCGCCCATTACTTGAATTTAGTTTAGTTAAAAAACCAATTATAGCTTCAGGGTGGTCGGCTCACACTGAGTTTTTAGATCCTAATTTTACAGTCACTTTAAAAGGTGAAGTTAAACCAGTAGGCCCATCTGCTGTAAATGATTGGGTTATAGCTGAATCTCAATGGTTTAATGTTGATTATAGTCAAGTAGGACATTATCTTAAAGATGTATTTGAAAATTATAAAAAATACACTGATGGAGCTAAACGTCAAGCATTTAAAAGTAAAAACGAATTTAGCTGGGATAAAATGTTTGAAAAAGTAAATCAAACATTATCTCAACACATCCCAGAATTTCCTAAAGAAATTCAACTTCAACTGCCTAAATTACAACTTCCTAAACTAGAAAAAATAAATGGATAATTTAACTATATGTAACCGTTGTGGTTCAGATGCTTGTTATGTTCAAGAAGTAAATGAACAAGTAAAACTACATTTTTGTTATGGCTGTGGTTTCCAAGCCAATTCAGTTATGACCCGTGACTCAGAATTTTTACAACAACAAATGGAAACACTTCCTGAATTGTATAAAGAATTAATGGGTGAAGATGAAAATGGCCTTATTTGGATGCCTTCAGTAGTTAACATTCCTGATAAAGGAATGGTGTTTGCTGATGGAACTAACAGTCAAAATTGGAGATGGGCAGCTGTAAAAGCAACCCTTATGTCTGAAGAAGAAAAGACCAAGTTTAAAGAAAAAGGTAAAGAGTATGATTATAAAATGGATATGACTACTTTAACTCACTTCCCAGAAAATGAATTTATGGAAGCTTTAACTTATATTAGTGTATTACCTGAGTAAAATGAAAATTAGTTATGCTATAACAGTTTGTAATGAACTGATAGAAATACAACGTTTACTTTCTTTCTTAATTAAAAATAAAAGGAAACAAGATGAAATTGTTGTGTTTTATGATACAAATAATGGTACTCAAGAAGTAGAAGATTATCTTAAATCTTTAAAAGATATAAGAAAAATAGGTTATCACTTTGATGGACATTTTGCTAACTTGAAAAATGCTCTAACAGATGCTTGTCTAGGAAATTATATCTTCCAGATTGATGCTGATGAAATGCCAAGTCTCTATCTTATACAATATCTTCCTATATTACTTGAAAATAATGATGTAGAAGTACTTAGAGTACCTAGAGTTAATACAGTTAAAGGATTAACTCAAGAACATATTCAAAAATGGGGTTGGGTAGTAGATAGTAAAAGTAGAGTTAATTGGCCTGATTTACAATGGAGAATTTATAAGAACACCCCAGAAATTAAATGG